GAATTGGACTGAAGTAAATAATTTAAATACTGCGAGAGGTTATGCAGCCGCAGCAGGAACAACAGCAACAGAAGCTTTATATTTTGGTGGTAGAAACCCATCTTCTAATAATTTAACTCTTACAGAAGTTTGGAATGGAACTAATTGGGTTGCAGTAAATGTTTTAAATACTGGAAGAAGGGATGGAGCAGGAGCAGGTACATACACAGCAGCTTTATATTTTGGTGGACAAGATCCTGTAAGAGCTCAAACCGAAGAATGGAATGGAGCAGTTTGGACCGAAGTTAATGATATGAATGAAGCAAAATCAGGTCCTATTGGAACAGGATCACAAACAGCAGCTTTAGCTAATGGTGGATACAACGCAGTACCAGCATTGTCGGCAGTCACAGAATTGTGGAATCGAAATCTTGCAGTAGGGGCATGGTCAACAGCTGCAAGTTTAAACGTAGGAAGAAAAGGTGTTAAAGGATCAGGAACTCAAACTGCAGCATTGGTATTTGGAGGAAATAATCCAAGTGTATCTCCTGCCTTAACAATTACAGAATTATATAATGGAACTTCATGGACTGAATTAAATAATTTAAATGCAGGAAGAGCCAGTCTTCACTCAGCTGTGAATGGAACAAGTACCGCATCATTAGCTTTTGGTGGATCAAACGCAGATGGTGCTGAAGTTGTTAATACAGAAGTTTGGAATGGAACTAATTGGACTGAAGTAAATAATTTAAATAAAGTTAGAAGAACAGGAGGAGATTTTGGTACTTCAACAGCTGCCATACTAGCTGGAGGACAAGAGCCAGAGGGTAGAAATTTAGATACAGAATCTTGGAATGGAACTAATTGGACTGAAGTAAATAATTTAAATGTTGCAAGAAGATTTACGGGAGCCGCAGGGCTTTCACCAGCAGGTTTAGTTTTTGGAGGAGAAAGCACTACTGTTGCTAATTATGGAAACACAGAATCTTGGAACGGAACTAATTGGACTGAAGTAAATAATTTAAATGTTGCAAGAAATGATATAGCTGGTTTTGGAATACAAACAGCAGCTTTATGTTTTGGTGGAGAATCTTCACCAAACACGCAAACTGAATTTTGGAATGGTACAACTTGGTCAAATGAAAATAATTCAAATACTACAAGAAGTAGTGGAAATGGTCCAGCTGGAGCTGGAACTACAACAATTGGAATAGTTTCTGGAGGAGGAGATTCAGCAACAGACGTTGAAGAATGGAATGGCACAGGAATTATAACGGAGACGATAGAATAGTATGGCAACGTATAAAGAAATACACGGAACAGATATAGAAGCAGTATCTTCAGATCCATCAAATCCACTTGTTGGTCAAGTTTGGTACAACACAACTACAGAACAACTTAAAGGTCGTAAACAATTTACTGCTACTGCTTGGTCTAGTGGTGGTAATTTAAATACTGCAAAAGGTTCTATGGGTGGTGCTGGTACACAAACAGCAGCTTTAGGTTTTGGCGGTGTGCCAGGTGTAAAAAATGAAACAGAAGCTTATAATGGTTCTACTTGGACTGAATTAAATAATTTAAATACAGCAAGAGAAAGCTTCGGTAGTAATGGAACTCAAACATCAGCTTTAGGTTATGGCGGATGGGATGGAACAGCTGCAAGTAATACAACAGAAACATGGAATGGAACTAATTGGACTGAAGTCAATAATTTAAACACTGCAAGATTTCAAGGTGGAGGAACAGGAGCAGATAATACAGCAGCCATATATTTTGGTGGATCCGTTCCCCCTGGAAACACAGCAACAGATAAAAATGAATTATGGAACGGCACAAATTGGACTGAAGTCAATGATTTAAATACTGCAAGAAGAAAAACAGCTGGAGTAGGAACCTCAACAGCAGGTTTAGCTTTAGGAGGATATATTAGCGCCGTTTCGAAATCAACAGAAGCTTTTAATGGAACAAGTTGGTATGCTGTAAATGATATGAATACTGCAAGAGAAACTCATGGCGCTGCTGGAACATCTACATCATCATTAGCTTTTGGTGGGAATGTTCCTCCTGATATATATCAACAAAAAACGGAATCATGGAATGGCGGTGTTTGGTCTGAAGTGACTGACATGATAACTGGAAGAGCAACTGTAGCCGCTGCTGGCGCCAGTAATACTTCATCTTTAGGTTTTGGTGGAACTGATGGATCTGTAACAGCAGCAACAGAAGAATGGAACGCAGGCGTTGCCGTAGGTGCATGGATTACAGAAGGTAATATGAATACTGCTAGAGGTAGAGCTGGAGACGCTGGAACTAGAGATGCTGCTTTAGTATATGGAGGTGACGCATCGCCTGGAGCTACGGCTTCAACAGAATTATACAGCGGAACAGTTTGGGCTGAAGTAAATAATTTAAACTCTGCTACTAGACAACTTACAGGAACAGGTACACAAACAGCAGCTTTAGGTTTTGGAGGAGAAACACCAGGTGCGGCATCTGAAGATAAAACAGAATTATGGAATGGAACTAATTGGACTGAAGTAAATGACATGAATACTGCAAGAAGGGATCAAGAAGGAATAGGAACATCAACAGCAGCTTTATGTTTTGGTGGAAGTGTTCCACCACATTCAGCATTAAATGAAGTTTGGAATGGAACTAATTGGACTGAAGTAAATGACCTTAATACAGCAAGAAATAGTTTGGCTGGCGCTGGAACTTCAACATCAGCATTAGCATTTGGTGGACAACATACAGTACAAGTAGCAATCACAGAATTATGGAACGGCACAAATTGGACAGAAGTAAACGATTTAAACATTGCTACTGCTCAAAATGCAGGTTCAGGGGCAAACAATACATCTGCTTTAAATTATGGAGGATATGGATTACCACCAGGTCCTAATTTAGCTAACACAGAACTTTGGAATGGAACTAACTGGGTTAATCAAACTGATATGAATACAGCAAGAGATTTTTTAGGAGCATCTAAAGCAGGAACTTCAACAGCAGCATTAGCTTTTGGTGGAGGAGATAGTCCTAGATTTACATCTACAGAAGCATGGTATGGTGATGGTTTATTAACAGACGTTATTGAATCTAGTTAAGACTTGTAATATTTTTTATATACTATATATTGTGTTTAACTAATGGAGAAAGACATGAAAAAAGACGTTAAAGATATTATACAAAAAGAAGAAATTTATTTAAATAATTTATTAGAACAAGAAGATCTATCTGCATTTAAAAGTATGGTAGATGAGCTTCGTGACACTTGGACTAAAAAACAAATGTTTAGAACAGAAACAGAGGCTAGATTTTCTGTACTACAAGACAATAGATACCCTACTAAAGCTGCAAAGTATTGGCAGTGTGTTAGAGAACAATCAACTTACTTAGATAACTTAATGACATTATCGTTTGATTATAGAAGAAATGAAGCAAAGATTAAATGGCTAGAAAGTAAAATAGAATCTGAAAAAGATGAATATAAATTAACTAAATATCAAATAGATATAGATGAATGTAGATTTGGAAAAGCGTCTATGGAAAAAACAGCTAGACATAGAATGAGAGAAATTAAAATGTGGTCTGGATTAAAAAAAGAATTTAACGACGGATCATTTAATGACAAAGATGTTAACCAACATCAATTAGAATCTTATGGTTTACATTATGCACAAAAAGCAAAAACATTAAATGAGCATTCATCTGACACAGATATATTTAATGTGATGGGACAACTACAATCATTACAAAGAATTAAAAAATCTGGTGAGTTAGAAAACAATAAAGAAAGAAAAGAACAAATTACTCAGGATGGAAAACCAAAACTTTAATTTTGATTTTATATTTTTAGGTCAATCAGTTTTAAAGTATCAAGTACCGTTAGATATTTTTTCTTCGATTAATCAAATATACGAACAAAACTTTCATAGATTAGCACCTGCTAATACACAGTTAGTAGGTAAGATTGAAAACGAACATAGTCTTTTTTATAATGGTCAAGATCAATCTAAGATGAAAAACCATAATCTATTACCAAAAAACGTAACTGATTATTTTATGAATATATTTAAACACTATTTAGCATTTAATAAAATTAGAGATTATGATACTCACCTTAATTCTATTTGGGTTAATGAAATGAAAGCACATGAATATAACCCTGCACATATTCATAGAGGTATGTTGTTTACAGGTCTATCTTCTGTAATGATTTTAAAACTACCATCAACATATGGTAAAGAATATTCTAATGCCGACGTACCACAAAATGGTAGACTACAAATATTGGGTGCAGCCAATGGTCAATTTGCTAAAATAGATTATCAACCACCCATGGACCTTAGAGATTTTTATGTGTTTCCATATGATATGAGACACTGTGTTTATCCTTTTAACGGAACGAATGAGACTAGACGAACACTAGCTGCAAACTGTGACGTACAGTTTGATCCTATTAAAAATAGAGGAGCTAGTTAATGGATAAACAGTATTTAATTAGAGACGACCACATAGGTATATTTAAAAATTTTATGCCTAATGAATTAATAGAAAATTATACAAATTATTTTAATAAGTGTGAGCAACAAGGTGCAGTATATCCTAGACGAGAGGATGAGATGTTAGTATCAGATAATGCAATTGATACTATAAGAGATACAAATGTTGCAATGACTTATAATAACAAACCTTTTATAGATTTGTTTTTTAAGGAAGTATATCCTTTGTATGTTCAAAAATATTCTTATCTAAAAAAATTAGCCACTCACAACATACTAGAAGTTAAAATACAAAAAACTAAAGTAGGTGAAGGTTATCATTTTTGGCATTGTGAAAATGCAGAAATGAAAGCAAGAAATAGAATACTAGCTTTTATGATATATTTAAATGATGTAACAGAAGGTGGAGAGACAGAATTTTTATATCAAAAGTGTAGATTCAAACCAGAGAAAAATACATTATTAGTATGGCCTTCACAATTT